GGACGCAATATGTATCGAAGATATTTGTCCGTGTGCATATTGGGGCGTTATTACGAGTTCTTTAGATTCCGAGGGGTTTGCAAAGACTGCGACCCTCCGTTCTGAAAAAATAGCGTGATTATCGCAAAATCTCGAAATAATTATGAAAACTTACCGATGCGGACGAATGGAAAATATACTCGGCGACGAGTGGTACACAATCCAAAAACGAACTTTTATGGGCATTTGGTTGACGTATGCAAACTTTGAAAGCAGAGGCGAAATGGAACGTGTCGTCAGTAGGCTGGAAAATTTGGGGAACATCGTAATACGGATGAATTGAATATGAAGACGATTAAAGAAAGAGCGGAAGAATATGCTGGATGCAAATATGCAGGAACAGAGTTTTGTAAATACGGCACAGAGTTGAATTGCGATACAGATAACTGCTCTTCGTTGACAAGGTTTATCTCATTTAGCTCCGGCGCCAAGTCAGAGCGCGAAGAACTGACCAAATGGCATAATCCAAAGATAATTACTCCGTACACAGACGAAGAGGTGCTGGTAATGGTTCATCGACAATTCAACACCTACGACGTCATGCGGCATGACCTGCATGGGTGGTGGCAAAAGGCTCCCGGTGGAGGTTGGTGCGCCGCTGACTGCGAAATCATCGGCTGGCGTCCGATTCACGAAAACAAATAGAACTATGGAAGGACGATTGTTATACTCGGTTTTTAAGTACAAAGGTTCGACCTATCAAGTCAGAACTACCAAAGTGGCAAACAGATGTTCAATGTGCCACGCGACACCGTGTAAGGAAGAGCGATATAACACGCTTATCAAATACTTTGGCCCATGTCTCGGAGAAGAGCGGTCTGACGGTATAGATGTAATTTTTAGAAAAGTAAGATAATGACTGAAGCACCCAGCTATTTGTGCAATGCGGTAATTATTCTCACCGCCCACAAACTTGGAAAGGATGTCGATGGCGTAAGCCTCGCCCAGCAAGTATGGGCAGACAAAAGTTTGCCCGAACCTCATGTAATCTCTATGTTGGCAAAGTCCGCCAACACAGCAAGAGAGCGAGTTTGCATAGCCGGCCTTGCCAAAGACGCAGACCGTATTGCAGAAGAAATGTTTACAACTGAATCCATAAGATGAAACCGACACCATGTTATTGTGGGGAATGTTCTTTCCTCAAAGCCGAAGATAGTTGTGGCTTCGGCTATTGCGAAATCTCCGACAACGAGCGTAGTTGTCGAGACAAATGCGAGTTCGGATTCTACCGAATGACGAGATACCATGCAGAACGCATCCTGCACCATTACCAGAAGTGGAGACGAGGCGCGAAGTGCAAACAACCTCATCCGTTCGTTATCGGCAAAGCAATGGACGTGGCAATAACCGCTTTGCGGAGCGAAAGGCACAGCTATCAATAGAATTAACCGGAACGATTTTTGCTCTTATGCTTGGTAAAATGTAATATATTCATTACCTTTATACCGTCATAAAAGAACAAAACTATGCCAGAGATTAGTAGATTTTTCGGTATTATCCTCTACTTGTATTGGAAAGACCACAACCCGCCTCACATCCACTTTTCGTATGGTGGCTACGCTTGTAACATCAGCGTCATCGACCGTATTGTGGACGGACAAGCTCCTGCGAAGGTGGTTGCAATGGTGAACAAGTGGCTTGACCTCCACGAAGGCGAAGTGCTCGCCCTTTGGGAAAAAGCCCAGAGAGGAGAACCGATTGGAAAGGTAGAACCCTTAAAATAAGAGCAATTATGTTACGAGTAACCGATGTAGATTATCTGAAAGATTATAGCCTTGCGCTGACTTTCAACAACCACGAAAAGCGGATTGTAGACCTCAAACCGCATCTGAAAGGAGAAGTGTTCGGGGAATTGCTTGATAAGAATAAGTTTACGCAATTCGGTCTTACTCCCGTTACTTTGGAATGGGCCAATGGAGCGGATTTTGCCCCTGAATTTCTTTATGAAATAGGGACGCCGGCGTAATGAGAGAGATAAATGCCAAACAACTCTCAATGGACTACGGACGGCGTGTTCGAGAATTGAGGAAGGAGAAAAACCTCACACAACGTCAGCTATCCGAAATTACTGGTCTGAAGCGGGAGTATATCAGCTTAATAGAGCACGGTCGTACAGATATGCAATTGTCTACATTTCTGAAAATAGCCGATGCTCTTGACGTGCAGATTTCAATGTAATGCAGATAGAGCAGAAACATATCGACCTCTTCAATTCGTGGCGGATGGACTGGAATAAGTTCGTCCGCGACGTTTTGCACGCCAGACTTGACCGTGAACAGCAAGCTATCATTACGTCCATCCAGACGAATCCGATGACAGCAGTTGCGAGTGGGACAGCTCGCGGCAAAGACTTTGTGGCCGCCTGTGGCTCTCTATGCTTCATGTATTTGACTCCGGCATTTGACGAACGCGGCAGACTCGTTGGTAATACGAAGGTTGCAATGACGGCTCCTACTGCACGGCAGGTCGGTAATATCATGTCGCCAGAGGTTCGACGTTTATTCAAGGCCGCGCAATTCCTTCCGGGCCGACTTGTCGCATTCGACATTCGTACCGATTACGAGGAATGGTTTCTTACCGGATTCAAAGCTGGAGACGATGCGACCGAGGCTTGGTCTGGTTTCCATGCGGTCAATACCATGTTTGTCGTAACCGAGGCTTCAGGTATCTCCGAAGCGACCTTTGCGGCCATCGAAGGTAACTTGCAGGGTAATTCGCGGCTCTTGATAGTCTTCAACCCGAATGTTACCACCGGATATGCGGCCCGCGCCATGAAGTCAGAACGATTCGCCAAATTCCGTCTTAATTCACTGAACGCCGAGAATGTAGTGAAAAAACAAGTCATCATACCCGGCCAAGTGGACTACGAATGGGTGAAAGACAAAGTGAAAAGTTGGGCATCTCCCGTAAGTGAGCAGGATTTCAATGAAGGAGAGGGTGATTTCAAATTCGAGGGAGGATTGTATCGTCCAAACGACCTTTTCCGAATTAAGGTGCTTGGAATGTTCCCGAAGGTTGCAGAAGACATCCTTATCCCCTACGAATGGATTGAACTCGCCAACCAGCGTTGGTGTAAACTGCAAGAAGAAGGATTTGAACCAATCGGCTCCTGCCGTGCCGGAGTCGATGTTGCCGGTATGGGACGCGACGAAAGTGTCGTATGCAAACGATACGGGAGCTACGTTCCCCAATTCGAGCGGCATCAGTCCGCAGGAAAAGCAGACCACATGCACGTCGCAGGCATGGTAGCCAGAATCCTCCAAGATGACAATGCAGAGGCATACATTGACACCATCGGAGAGGGTGCTGGTGTATTCTCCCGCCTTTGCGAGCTTGGGTACAAAAACGCTGTTTCGTGCAAATACTCTGAAGGGGCACGCGACCTGCACGACATTACCGGCCAGCACGAATTTGCCAACATGAGAGCCTTCCTATTCTGGTGCGTGCGGGACTGGCTCAACCCCAAGAACAAGATGAACCCGGCACTCCCTCCCAATGACAAGTTTGCAGAAGAGGCAACCGAAATTCATTGGAAGTTCGTAAGTGATGGCAAAATCATCATCGAACCCAAAGACGACATCAAGAAGCGTATCGGCCGGTCTCCTGACGATTTCGATGCTCTTGCCAATACATTCTATCCGAGCAACGCTATCGAAAGTGTGTCCGATGCGGATATTGAAGATGATTTTTCATAGCAAAGTAGGTATAATATCCCTATTTTGTTGTATATTTAGCCCGACATTTGGATATGGACAGCAAAGATTATTTCAAAACAGCCAAGAATCTCAACCTATCAACGGAGGTTCCGAATGAAGACCAAATCGAGGTCGTAATCACCAAGATAGAGGCTCGTTTGGCTGAAAAGGTTATGAATAGGGCCGCCAATCGGTCAGTCAAAGAAGGTTACACGATGGCGGTCGAAATGCTCCGGCGCCGGCAGAAAGACTATGCAGGCATCGAAAAACTCTCAACGACCAGAGCAAGGGCTATTGCCGCTCTTGCCGCAGATTATTTGAACGGTGAATGTTCGGAAGTTATCTTCTGTCATGTACCGATAAAAAGATTTTAGACAATTCGCCGTGTAAAGGCGCACGGCACACATACGGAACGAAATGGACATCAACGAGATTATTAGCGAAGACCGGCCTATTGCTCAAATCATCGCAGACCTGAAAGACAAAACCACCCCTGTACCTTTGTGGGAGGAGTTGGAGGAATATTACGACCCTAAAAAGCACGAAATCATTACCAATCCTGCCCTCCGGCCAAGAGATAAACGGAAAAAGAACGGCCAGATAGACCGTGCCGCCCGCATTTTATACCCTGCCGAGAAAATAGTTACTCGTCGGATGAACCAGATGTGTTTCACCATTCCGGTCGAACGCAAGTATGAAACGGAGGACGATGAGACTTTGAAGGAAATCGCCAATGCCATCGAAGCTATCTACGAGAAGGTCAGAATCAACGGCGTGAACAAAAACCGGATGCGTGCATATTTCGGGGCCTGCGAGGTATGTACTGTATGGTATGCAGTTGAAGAGGAGAACGAAGACTATGGTTTCAAGTGCAAGTATAAGTTCAAATGCCGGAGCTATTCTCCCATGCCGACCAAAATGTCGAAAATCAGCGAAGCGAAATTGTGGCCGGTTTTCGACGAGTATGATGATATGGTGGCAATGTGCATCGAGTACACCATCACAAAAAAGAAACAGACAACGTATTATTTCGACTGCTATACGAAGGACACGTTCAAGAGCTATTCCAGCAAAAACGGCCTTTATACGGATGCAGAAATCGAAACCAGACCTATCCCCATCGGTAAAATTCCGGCGGTGTACCTGTGGCGTCCGGCTCCTATTTACGACGGTATTGCGAACAACCGTAGCGACATTGAACTTACGCTTTCACGAACCAGCGACGTAATACGCAAAAACTCCGCTCCGATTGTCAAGGTCGTCGGCGACCTCATCGGAGATAAGCCGGACGGCGGAGAAGCCCGCGAGGTTTATAAACTCAAACAGGGTGGAGACGTCGGATTGGTGTCGCCTGCCGTATCGCACGATGCAATCCAATACTACATCAGCCAACTCAAAGAGAACATCGAAGAAGATACCCAGATGCCGAATTTGTCCATGACGAATGTGAAGAGCCTCGGCAATATTGGTGCAGATGCCAGAAAGACCCTTCTTGCCGATGCCCACATGAAAGTTGGCGAAGAGAAAGACGACATCATTTGGGCGTTCGACAGAGAGTGCAACATCATCAAAGCCTTCCTCGCCGAAGCCAAGAATGAATGGCGAGACGGCATTAAACGACTCAAAGTATCACACCACATCACCCCGTTCGTTCAGAACGACCGGGCCGCGAGAATTTCCGAACTGACAGAAGCAACCGGGGGAAAGCCGGTTATGTCTCAACAGACTGCGGTAGAACGTCTCGGAGAGGTCAAAGACGTAGACGCAGAAATGAAACGACTCAAAGAGGAACAGCGGGCCGAAACAGAGTCCTCGCGTGTTGTAGACGTATTTGAGGGTGCTCGATAGCTATGCCGACAAAACGCATAAATCAACGGGAAGAATATACCGCTCACTACACCCGTATTGAGCGGTATATCGCATTGATAGATGCCATATTCGAGCAGGTAAACAAGGATTCGGTCAAACTTGCAAAGTCCGTCAAATATGATGGTTCCAAACTGTTCGCATTCAGTAATTATCCCAAGCTGAAAACACGTTTTGATGAATTGATGGACACGATGGCGTCGGATATTCAGACGGTCATTATCAACGGAGTAACGGCAGAATGGGACGAAAGCAATGTTAAGAATGACAATTTGACGAAAAGTATTCTCGGCAAGAAACTTTCAGACCGACAAATTGCCGGCAAAGAATATCAAAAGTATTTTCAAGGTAACGATGGTGCGCTCAAAGCCTTTATAGAACGGAAAGATAGCGGCATGAATCTATCTGCCCGTATTTGGAATATGACAAAAGAATATCGGTCAAACCTTGAACTTGCATTGTCTGTTGGTTTATCGGAAGGCAGAAGTGCGGCAGAGTTGAGCCGAGATATTCGCGAATATCTAAATGAGCCGCAAAGATTGTTCCGCCGTGTCAGAAATCAATACGGAAGTCTCGTCCTGTCGAAAGCGGCTAAATCATATACGCCCGGTTCTGGGCAATATCGTAGTAGCTATAAGAACGCGCTACGTCTGGCCCGAACCGAGATAAACATGGCTTATAAAACGGCAGACTATGAGCGTTGGCAGCAGCTCGATTTTGTGGTAGGCTTTGAGGTCAAACGGTCTGGCCGCAAATACTCATGTTCGGTATGCGAAGCCTTTGCAGGTAAGTATCCAAAATGGTTCAAGTTTACGAGTTGGCATCCAAACTGTCGGTGTTACGTCATTCCGATTTTGATGAAAGACTCGGAGTTCTGGGCCGAATCAAAAACGAGCGTCAATGAGGTTAAAGACGTTCCGCCCGGCTTCAAAAAGTGGTGCTCCGATAATATGACACGGGCAAAGGAATCCTCTTCCGTTCCCTATTGGGTACGCGATAACTTCAAAAAAGGGCGTCTTGAGAACGGTCTTCGTCTTGTGTAAAGTGCTGGGTATTTCCCAGCACTTTTTTATAAGTCCGTGCGCGAAAAAAAATAATTGCAACTCACTGAAAAATAATAGGTTATACGTTTGGTAAAAAGTCATAAACTTTGTAGTTTTACAATACAAATAAAAGATAATCAACAAGTTATGAAAGCAACCCACAAATACACCGAAGGAAAGACTAATCGACAAAAAGCAAATATGGCTCTGAAGGCAATGTCAAACCTGCAAGGTTTCGACAACGGAACAATATCTAATCCCAACGACCTTGCAAGTTCGGTAATGGAGGATGGCCGCACACTCATAGCCACGATAGCACAAGATGGGTATGTCCGCTATAACGACGGCTGGAATATCGTAGAAGTCGATGATTTTTGCCTGTATGTGGATTTTACAGGATTTGCAGTTAAGGAAATGGGAAATCCTGAATACGAAATTGATTCAGACTTTCAAGAATCAGAGGCAGATGAAATCTAAACACAAAAATAATGACAATATGAACGAGCATTCAATACTACTCAACGAACGTGACTTACTGCGTTTCAAAATAATTTCTGGTGGATTTATGAAGAGCATCCCATGTACTATGGTGCTACGCCTTATGGATACAGAGGAATTCGGTTGTGATTATTGCCGAGCTTTAGGGCTTGTTTTGGAATTATTTCCGGAAATAGACCGAGTGGAACTTGAAAAAGAGTTGGATAAATATGTATAACTCGCGTGGCTTGTTCTACGCTATAATTAAAAGCAATATGGAAAACTCAATCAACGTAAACGGGTGCTCTGCCTGCCGGCCCGGACAAGAAAACTACACCTCTTACAGGACACGAATCGGTCGCAAGGAGGTGACACGGTGGCAATATGATTACCGCACCGAGGATGGAGAACTCTTCTCCTGTGTTGGAGCTTCGCTTGATAGCTGTCGGGCCAAACGTGATTTATGGTTATCCCAAAGAAAGTAGTCATGGCTCGCACGATAGTCAAAGTTTATTTGAGAGGCAAAGACGGAGACCTCGATAGCTTCATTACTCCGATAAACCTTTCGGAAAAAGACGCCCGTGATTACTACATTGGTAAGTGGTGGAATATGGGTATAGAGACTGATAAAATGATGAAGTGCTACAAAGTTGATATTCTGAAAACCAATAAATAAAGAGCAAAATGGAAAGAGAACGATTTATTAGCATCAACGGTCGGTTCTTGTCTTCGCATGTACTCAAAGAGACCGATTTTGAAATGGCAGAGAATTACATTGCTGCCATCGAACACAATCACGAAAGATGTAAAACGCCCCAAGCAGGAGATGTTGTCGAAGGTGCATACTACGATGGAAAATTTCCCTACTCAAACGGTATTATCGAAAAGATACACGAAGACGGGAGTTTAAGTATATGCTATCAACCGTATATTCCTTTCATCTGGCTCAAAAAAGATGGATTCATCGGAATGAGTGTCAGCGGCGGGCCGTTCGGCAACCACAAGGCAGAAGAACTTGTTCTGGTCGAAGAGAATGACGAGGCGATGTTTTGCGACTGGGGGAATTGCGGAGCCTGCAAGGATGGAGCAGTTAATTTCATTGCACCTGTACGGAGGTGGAGGATTCCCTATGAATGGAGGTCTAAAACCTATGTAGGTGTGATAGACGAACCTAATGAAAGGCAATATCCGATTTCGGTGAAGGAACTTGGAGGGTTCGGAAATATTGCATCCTTCTGGACGATGGAGCAACTCGACCGATTCTGCAAGACCCTCGGAATATCCTACACTCTGATGCAAGAGAGGCCGGGATACAGGGAATATTCGATGTCGCACAATTTCCGTGAGACCAAAGGTTTTTGGAAACTTGAAGATGTACCTGCCGGATGCACCCCGATAAAGTTGTTAAGCAACGGTAGCGTGGTGGACGGTTATTTCAGGACAACGGAGCACGAGGTTGAGATATACCGACCTAACCCGAACGCGAAGGCAGTTTACAAGCCGTTGAGCATAGAAGAACATATCACATTCCAACGAGAGAATGGCATTTATTGAGATTTTAATAAGTAGCTATTATTCAAGCGATTGTGTAGCTGGTTTTAGAAAAGTGTATTTTTTTTCTTCAAAAATAGGGATAATATCCCTATTTTTGTATATATTTGCATCAAGCGTATGACGATGTACGCCACGGATTACTGCACGAAACAACACACTTGCTCTTGGTTTTTAGTAACGTGGGGAGTCTGCTGGCATACGTGTCAGCAGACTTTTATTTAACTAATTACCAATACGATGAGTAAGGTCGCACAAGTAATCGTAAAGTTGAAACCCAAAGTGGCGTCGTTGGGGTTCAACCGAATGGAAATCGAGGGTGTTGCATCCCGGATTGCAAACAACCTCGGTGATGATGCCACAGAAGAGGACATTGACGCTGAAATCGACGCGGTGATGCCCTATCTCGAATTAGCCCAGACCTCGGCCAGTCGAATCATCAACAAGTCGAAGGACGGGGATGGCAACAAATCCAATACCGCAACCGGCGAGTCGAAAAAGACTGAAAAGCCGTCCGACAAGGAAGGCGAGCAGGCCAACGAGAAAGATGAATCGACGGGTGCAATCAATCTCAAAAACATGGATGACCTCAAGAAGCTCCTCGGCGGTATCGTGAGCGAAACCCTTTCCCCTATCGCCAAACGGTTGGAAGCTATTGAAGGTAGCAAAATCGCAGACACGCGGCTTTCGCAGGTTAAAGAAATCGCGAAAAAGGCTGGCGGGTCATACGAAAAAACGCTCCTCAAAAACTTCGGCCGTATGACCTTCGAGAGCGACGATGACTTCGCTGAATATCTGACTGAAATTACAGCCGATGTCGATTCCTATGTGCAAGAGAACTCCAACGAAGGGCTGAAAAACTCCCCCAAGCCGAAAGGTGGTTCGAGTGAAGGAAACAAAACTCTCGACCCCGCGCTTCAGGAGCGAATCAGCGAACGTAAGGCCGAAACCGCAGCCCCGGCCATCGCAGGGCTGCCAACCAATCAGTAAGAAACATGGAAAGGAAATTCCATTACACAGCTCCGGCGAAACCCATGCCCGTAGTTTTCGAGCAGGTGTTCGCAGAAAAGCCGGCCGGAGGTGTCATTCCTAATCCGGCCCATGACATCATGCCGGGAACAGCTCTCGACGCAAGTGGCAAGCCTATTAAGGCATACCGTCTGACGAAAGCTGTCTGCAGTAGCGACACCACCATTCAAATCGAAAAAGGAAGCGGTATCGCATCTGGCGACATCATCGGACATGGCAAGAAGGCCGTTGCTTCGACGAAGGTAGACACCAGCAATCCGAACTACGACATCGTAACGGTAACGATGGGTGTCGAAATCGCCATCGGCACGGTTCTCTATCAGGCCAAAGCCGCAAGTGCCGATTCAGCCGAACCCATCTATCAGCCGGCGTATATCCTCGGTTCTCCCGCATACGCAGGAGAGGGAGACCAAGAGGTTCGCCTTATCAACGGCGCAAATCTGCGTAAGGAAACTGCTCCTATCTCCGAGGAGGTAGTAGCGATGATGAAAAACATTTCACTCGTGTAAGCTATGGGACACATGAACAAACCCCTTTTCGACCTCGACCAGCCGGGATTGCAGGCAGAGGTCGATTCCTATAAGCCGGGCAACGGCCTTATCTGGCCGGTACTGTTCCCGCTGAAGTACACTCCCAAATTCGACCTGAAGGGCATTCAGGGTGAGGAAGGTATTCCCGTATCGGCTGACCGTGTTGCCTTCAATACGAAAGCACCTCTGAAAAGCCGCAAGACGGTCGGTTCGTGGAGCGGACAGCTCTCCAAGATTTCGATGTCAAAGGAGAAGAATGAGCTTGAGGTCAATGAGTATGAAGACCTGAAGACCATTGCAGCCTCCAACACCGAGGACAAGCAGACGGCCCGCTATCTCGTGGATATGGTCTATGACGACGTGAAAGCCTGCAATGACGGTGCAGACTACAAAATCGAAATCGACGCATGCCGTATCGGTTCGCGAGGTATCCAGACGTTCCCAAAGGAAATCGAAGGCGACATGGCTACCGAGGACGTTATCAACTTCAACGTCCCGAATGAAAACTTCGTCGCTCCCACTATTCCGTGGGGTCAATCCGGTGCTGACGGTCTCGGTGACCTTGCCAAGTGGCAGAAGTTGATTGCCTCGCAGGGCAAGAAGAAGCCGATGTACGCCTTCATCGAAAAATCCACATTTGAGCTTCTGCTTTCGCAGGAGAAAACGATGAAGCGTGTTGCTTCCGTCCTGCTCAATGTGACGGGACTTGTTTCGTCTGAAGTGCTGTCTCTCGACAACATCAACGCTTACCAGAGTAAGCACGGCTATCCGCGCATTATCGTTCTGGATAGCTACGCAACCATTGAGCACAAGAACGGAGAGCATGACACCATCAAGCCGTGGAACGAGAACGTCGTCACTATGTCGCCTGTTCCCCAGCTCGGATGGACGTACTACAAGCCCGTCCCGATGGTAAAAGGAACCGATGCTATTCAGGCACATGGCAAGTACGCCAAAACCACCGTGTACTCGCAGGTGAACCCCCTGCTTGAGGTTACGATGATTGAAGCGTATGTTCAGCCCGCTCTCATCAATCGTGGGTCGCTCGTATTTGCAAACATCGCAAATACCGAATGGGCCGACGGCCAGTCCACGAATGAAATGAGCCTCGAAGACAGGCGAAGCATTGCGGTTCCCGCATCAGCTCCCGCCAACAGTTCAGGTGCAGACAACACGGTAAACGTGTTCGATTCGACTTTCGACAAGGAGACCGTTTTGGCCGCCATGAAGTCGATTGGTGCAACGACCAATCCGAACATCACGGCCACCAATCTCGAATCCAAAATCGAGGCTCTGGACGAGGAACAGAAGGTAGCACTCAAGAAGGCTCTCGGTATCGAGGCATAGGGATATGAAGACCGTATTGGAGGCCCTGAAGTCGTGTGTCGGTTATCCCGTTCCGAAAGACACTATCGAAACCATCGCGGTACGGCGAGGCATTTACGATTCATTACAAGAGGAAATCAATACTCAAGTGATGGGAAGTAAAGCCTTCGCCCTCTGCGAGGCAGATATTATGAAATATCTGGTAACGGTAGCCAATGTGAGCGAGGGAGACGTGAGTATTAGCGTGAACGATAAGGATATTCTTATCAACACGGCAAATTCCGTCTATGCGAAATACGATGAGCCTCTTATCGGTGTTTCCCTGCAACCGACCGTAGAGAATCTATGCGAGTAGTCAGATGGTAGAGTTTAGACCACATAGGTTAAGGATTCGTAGTACAACCGGTCATCGGGACAACGCAACCGGAGATTGGATTGCCGATACCGAGTCATGGAGCGACCCGATACCCTGCCGCTATGTAGCAAACGGAACGGGCCAGCAAATCAAGCTCGACGACGGAACATTCTACACCTTTTCCTACGTGGTTTATCTCGACCCTGATGACCGAATCTATCGGCATGGCGACATGGTTCGCCTATACGATAAAGCCGGGAATCTGCAAAGCGAACAACCCATTACTCGCCCCCACAAAGGACAGCTCGACACGAAACTATGGCTGTAAAGATGACTACCCCTATCAGCGTAATTGATAGGGCCATTGCACAAGCAATTCAGGAAGCCAAACGGAAAGTTGTTCGGATGTTGGCCTTTTTAGGTGAGAAGTGCATCATCGAAGCACGGGATAGGTCGCAAGAAGAAAGCTGGTATGACCAAACCGGAAATCTTCGCAGCTCAATCGGCTATGTAGTCGTAATGGAAGGTCGTATTGTGTCCATGAGTGATTTCAAACAAGTCAAAAATGGTACACAAGGCCCGGTAGAGGGGAAAGCCCTTGCAAAGAAACTCGCGAGTAACTACAAGACCGGATTCGCACTCATTGTTGTTGCAGGTATGCACTATGCGGCTTACGTCGAAGCTATGGATAACAAGGTCGTGCTAACCTCCGCGGAGCTTTTGGCCCGCCGAGAACTCCCCGGAATGATGCGACAACTGAAAACTCAAATAGCGGCATAATGAAGTCTGATGCGGAAATAACGGACATTCTCTATTCGATTCTGAAAGGGTCGGATTTGTACCGAGAAGTTTCGTCACGTGGCGGTGAATTATACACTGACGAACGACCGAAAAACTCCGGCAAAGAGGACATAACGATTCTTGTTCTCGACAGTATTGTCGGCGGAGACTCGCAAGAGAATGTTGTCAATATCAATATCTATGTCCCGGACACTCCGCGCGACAATCAGATGATTATTGACAAACCGAGAGTCCGCATTTTATCTCGGCTCGCTATTAACCTCTTGGAGGAATATACAGTCAGTGATTATCGGTTCTCCATTGAAAAACAGACGGTTTACAAAGTGAATGGAGCCGACGAACATTGCATAAACAACAGATTATCATTTACTCACTTAAAGTAGACCACTATGGCAACAACATCCGCAGTAACTGCATGGGGTAAGCCTACCATTAAATCCGGCAAGTCAGGCGACAACGGGGCGCTTGGCGCTACTCTCGAAGATGTCGGCAAGATTAAGGAGAACACTACCTCCCTTGAACTTGTCAAAGGCAACGTGAACGAGCTTTTCGGCGAAGGGCACGAGCTGGTGGACAAGATGGAACTTGAAGGTACGTGGACTTTGAAGTTCACGGTAATCAAAGCCTCTTTGGACAAGATTGCCAAATTCTTCAACCTTGCGGTGGCCACCGACAAATTGGCGATGAAAACAACCATCGTTTCGGAACCGAGGTCGTACACCGTAGACCCTCTTCTCGTCGGTGCAATCGGAGCAGAACTTCCGTATTGCTACACCTCTATCACTCCCAAATTCGCTACGGCGGAAGGATGGACAGTTGAGTTCGAGGTTACAACGATGGAACCGGAAAGCGAGGATGTTGCTCCGGCAACCCTCTACGTGAAAAAGGTGGCCGACGCCAAAGCCTCTTCACAATCGGTTGGCAAGTAGAATTACTGGCCTCTGGGGTGGGCTATCTGCCGGCCCATCCCTCATGCGGATTTAGCTCAACGGTAGAGCGTCAGTCTACCAGACTGAAAACGGAGGTTCGACCCCTTCAATCCGCTCAAGTTTTTTCGGATATGGATAAAGAACGGTTTATAGAATCGGCTGTATCGGATGCGATGATTGGCCGGCCTATCTCCTTCGAGTTGAAAGGAGAGAAATTCGAGGTTCATCCGCCGACCCTCGGCAAGATGCAAATTCTATCGAAACTCTACCTGCAACTCGAAATCGACGAGGAGGCTTTGAGCGAAAATCCACATTTGGAAGCCATGAGGATATGCGATAGCAAAACAGATATAGTCTGTGAGATTATGGCAGTCGCCACCTTTGACCAGAAAGAAGATTTGCTCGACAACGACAAGATATGCGAACGAGCTGAATTTTTCAAGTGGAACTGCCTGCCGCCCGACTTCGGGACATGCCTTCTCGCAATCCTCACACAAGTCGATTACGAAAATTTTATTACCTCTATTCGATTAACGAAGATATTAAGGCAAAACGCGCCTATCGCAACAAAGAGGGCAAATCGAGTAGAGTAGTTGGTGGGCGCTCTCTTTGGGGTGGAATGTTGGATGTCGCGTGTTCCAAATACGGATGGACGCTCGATTATGTCCTTTGGGGTATCAGCTATCTTAATTTGAACATGATGACTTCCGACGCCATCTCGGTTCTGACCTCTTTTAATGAAGAGGACAAGCCAGAAGTGCTTAATGCGGACGACCCGGCAAATGCCGCGGCAATTTTGAGACAATTCGGACAACTCGGAGAATAATGAACGGAGTACAGGGAGCCATCCATTTTGTTGTTACCGGCGATGAGACCGACCTTTTGAGAGCACTTTCGTCCTCTCGCTCGGCCATCATTGCGAGTGGCGACACAGCGGAGAAGGAAGGAGCAAAGATTGAGCAAATGTTCAAGCGTGCGACTTCCAGCGTTTTCGCGTTTTTCTCGGCGGCACAGGCTACCAGTTTCGTAAAGTCAATGGCGACCGTTCACGGAGAATTTCAGCAAATCGAAATAGCTCTTGAAACGATTCTGGGTAGCGAGCGAGAAGCCGCGACGCTTATGAATCAACTCCGGGAGACTGCCGCCAAAACGCCCTTCGACATGAAGGGTATTGCCAATGGTGCAAAACAGCTCCTTGCCTATGGTGAAGATGCCGCGACAGTCAATGAGACCCTAATAAAGTTGGGAAACATTGCCGCGGGCCTTTCGCAACCGCTCGGCGACCTTGTGTACCTATATGGAACAACGATGACGCAAGGCCGTCTCTACACGCAGGATTTTAATCAATTTGTCGGCCGAGGTATTCCGATGATTAAGGAGTTGGCCGAGTATTTCGGTGTGGCAGAAAGTGAGGTCAGAGGGCTTGTAGAGGCCGGCAAGGTCGGGTTCCCCGAAGTGCAAGCGGTCATCAGTAGCTTGACCGAGGAAGGCGGAATGTTTTTCAACCTGATGGAGAAACAAAGTACGTCCGTCATCGGTAAAATCTCCAATCTCGGCGATGCGTGGGATGCCGCCCTCGATAAGATGGGAGAATCGAGCGAAGGTTTCATCTATACAGGAATCGAGGGCTTAACGTATCTCGTTGAGCACTACGATACCGTATTGAAGATTCTCGGCACACTCGTTACGGCCTACGGGTCATACAAGGCGGCGCTTATCGCCATCAACGCTATTCAGAAAGTGTCAGCTACGGTTGCAGCAACAAGGGCACTCCTCGCTCAAACTCAAATGCTGACTCGTGCGACTCAAGCGCAAATCTTGTTCAATCAGGCTGTGAAAGCGAATCCGTATGTACTCGCATTCTCGGCCCTCACTACCGTTATCACCGCTTTGGCAATGTTCTGCGATAAGTCAGACGAAGCGGAAGACTCTGTTTCAAGGCTTGAGAACGCCAACAAGAAGGCTTCGGAGGAATTTGATAAGGATGCCGCAAAAATCAAGTCGCTTCAAGATGTCGTTTCCAACGCCAATGTCGCTTATGATGAGCGCAAAAAGGCATTGGATAAATTGCGCGAGATTGTACCCGAATACAATGCTTCTCTTTCAAAAGAGGGGGAATTGGTGAACAATAACACCGATGCAATTAAGGATTATCTCGTTCAGCTTGAAAAGCAAATCAAGTTGAAGGCCGCACAAGAAGAACTGGAAGAGGCATATAAGGAACAGCGCGAACTTCAGAGAGAGTGGGATTCCGCTCGTGAAGACCTTTCCCTCAAGCGCACCAATTCTGCATATTACGATAAACCGATTATCGACGTTGCCGGCATGTTCGGGCAAAGAGACCTTCAGAAGGCAGAGGCTCGATTCAACGATGTTGATGCACGTCTGACCAAAGTAAACCAGACTATCGCAAGTCTCAATTCCGAGATTGCCACCACATCTACCGAAACTAACGGTAGTACCAAACAGTTCAAGACCTTTTCGGAGCAACTTGAAGCCGCAAAGAATAAGGTTACGACTCTCAAAGCAGAATTGAAAGACCTGCTTGCCGGAAAGGGAAATGAGGAAAGTTTCGTGAAGGCTATTGAGGACAAGCGCAAGGAGCTGAAAGCTGCCGAAGACGCATACGACACCTTGCGAGGTATTGACCCCAAAAGTAAGAAGGCCAGCACATCATCGACCACCGACTATAAGACCAAGATAGCCAATGAAGGGCGTGAACTTGAACGACTCTATAAGGACATGGAGCTGTCCATCCAACGAGCACGAATCGACGCGATGGATGAAGGTCTCGAAAAAGTGCTCGCCGAAAACGAGTTGAATCATAAAGCAGAGTTGGAGGCTATTGAACGCCAGAAGGAAGATACCTTACGGAAAATTCAGGAGCGGGAGAAAACCATTTGGGAGTCCAAAAATCCTGATTGGAAGAAAAAGGGGCTGACCTTCACTCCGACTACTACCGAACTGCCCAAAGATGTCGCCAGCCAATTTGACGCCCTTACCAAAGCGGCCAATGATAGACTTGTTACTGACAACAAAAAGGCGTTGGACGATATGTTGTCCGACTACATGTCCTATGAACAGAAAAGGAGCAAAATCAAAGAGGAATACGACAAAAAACGTCAGTCCCTCTATAATGAAGACGGCTCCTTCCGTTCTGGCGTATCACAAGGTAATGTTGATGAGTTGAACCGTAGCGAAACCGAGGCTCTGAACGCTGTCGATGAGGAATTTGCCCAGCGAGAAGCGACCTATCAGTCATGGATGGAGGCTATCGCCAACATGACGTTACGGCAGTTGGAGGCCGTACTTGCAAAGGCAGAACAAGAGTTGGCCGAGCTCGAACAATCTGGCGATGCCGATGATAGCCAAATGGCTGTTGCCCGTGCAAAGGTAAACACCGCTCGCAAGAAGGTTGAGAAGGCAAACGCCGATAATGATTTGACACCCGGCAAGCGCACTATCAAGGAATGGGAAGACCTCTACAAGACCTTGATGGAAGCAGAAAAGGAATTTGAAAGTGTTGGCGACGCCGTTGAAGGAACCGCCGGAAAGATTATCTCCTCGGCGGGCCAGATTATGACCTCGACGTTAAGCATGATTAACAGCATTATCACTTTGGCAACGACTTCCTCCACGGGAATCCAAACCGCGGCCACAGCATCAGCCAAAGCGATTCAAACTGTCGAGAAAGCGAGCGTCATCCTAACGATTATCTCTGCGGCCATGCAGGTTGCTATGGCAATCATCAACCTGTTCAATAAAGACGATGAATACCAAGAAGAAATTGAGCGGTTGCAGGAACGCATCGACCAGCTACAATGGGAGCTGGAGAATACCGAAGCCTCTCGTCTCAATGAGAATCTTGATATTCTCAAGTTGGTTAAGAGCACCTATGCCGAGGTTACTACCGAAGTGTTGAAACTGCATTCCGCAGGAATGAGTACATGGGGGAGCTTTTATCAGATTATTGGTAAGGTTATATACAAGGAAGAAATACTCAAGAAAACTTCCCAAGAGATTGCAAAAACCTATGCCAACCTCGAATATACGGTAGATAAGGCCCTCGGAGAGAAGCGGTTTGACGACGCAAAGAATCAGTTGGCAAATATCGCTCAACAACAGTTGCTTATACAGGAACAGATACGGAACGAGGATGCCAAGAAAAAGACTGACCACGGCAAAATCGCAGATTGGGAGCGTCAGATTATTGAACTTGGAGAAGAGGCGAATAAAATCATCAACGATATTGTCGAGGAGATTATGGGCGGTAGTGCCGCTGACCTTGCAAGCGAACTCGGTGATGCCTTTATCGAAGCCTTCAGAGCAGGAGAAGATGCCGCGGAAGCATGGGGCGAGAAGGTAGACGACATCGTAGCCAACGTCATCAAAAGAATGTTGGTGAGCAAATACCTTGAAGAACCGCTGGGCGACATCTTCGACAAATACAAATCGAAGTGGTACAAGGACGGTGAATTTGCGGGTATCGACGCCATCATGGAATCCATGAACGGTTTTGCCAATGACCTCAATGCCGTAGGAGACGAGTTCCAAACCATTTGGGACAGCCTTCCGGATTCCATCAAAAATTTGATTACCGTAACCGATGATGCCCGTGAAGCCTCCGAGCGGGGCATTGCAACGGCAAGTCAAGAGAGTGTTGATGAGAATAACGGACGTCTTACGGTTATTCAAGGACACACCTACACGATGAATGAAAACGTGAAATTGATAGTCCTTTTGGGTGATAAGATACTGGAAGCCATAAACATAATTCGCGCAAATACCGAGTATTGCAAGCGGCTCGACAATATTGACAAGCAAATTTCCAGCATGAGGAATAAACTTGACGAAATCGGTGATGATGGATTAAGAGTTAAATAGCAATGGAACAGCCCCTTATTAGAGACATATACGCACAATGGAAAGATGCCAAACAACAGGCGCAGAAGGAGTGCGAAAATCGCTCGCTATTCAATATGGCGGAGAAATATCGTGTATGCAGTATGTTCAAGGGGACGGAAACCCTTGAACAGGTACTTAAACTGTTTTCGTCTCCGCAGGGCATCGAGTTTTGCACGAAGCGTTCTTTCCCGACGATTGAAATGTGCCGAAAATTCAAAGGCCCTACGGCCGAAAACCTCGGCATTTATATCGAAGAAGACGTGAAGATTCAGAACCGCCCTTTGGTGATTCTCGTTGGTAATTGCCGCGCTGAGTTGGAGTATAACATCCCCGGAGAACGGTATCAAGTAGTCTTGATGCACGGAGCTACCGCGCATATTAAAGCCTCAAATTGGGCGGTCGTATTTGCAAACAAAGACGGTGGCGGCGAAGCCATTATCGAAATATCGGAACATGCGAAAGTGCTATGATAGGTAAGTTCAACATAGACGGTATTGACGCATACGAACGTTTCGGGGTCTTCATTTCCGATGCCGGCCTCGTCAGCTTATTGCAATATCCTCCCTTGAAAAAGGTAGATAGCAATGATTGGCCTGAAGAGGACGGAGAAGAGTTCGATTTATCCGAACCGACCCTTGACACAAAGACTGTTCAAGTGAAGTTTGCCTCCCACAAAGCAAACCGATTCGGTGCGTTCCTTGCCGCCATGTCGGATACCGGCTATCACGACTTCGAGGTTCCTGCCATTGCTCGAACATTTCGATTAAGGCTTTCCAGTCAGCAGGCTATGACTCACTATCCGCGTGCAGAAACCTTCACCCTGCAACTTTCCGACGATTTCCCTCTCCGGGGATATTCTTACGTTGTCCCAGAGACCTCGATAACCAGAACGAGCGGTTATGAGTTGGATGGGCGCGACCTCGGCCAATACGGAGTAACGATTTTGGAAGGGAGCCTCGCCGAAGTGCTCAAATCTCCGGCAGTAAAACAAAACCTATTGCAGAATTTACAGCGTGAGAATGGGGCAATCTATGATGGCGAATATGTGGCATTCCAGACCAAAGAGGTTAAGTTGAAATGTTCATTGAGGGCACACACTTTCGACGAGTTCTGGCGTAATTACAACGCATTGCTCTATGACCTTACGCGGCCCGATGAACGGTTCCTTTTTGTCGAATACACAGGCTATGAATACCCGTGCTACTATAAAAGTTGCTCTTCGAGTCAGTTCCTATTCACACATGGGAAAATATGGTGGGTATTCGACCTTACTCTGGTATTCACGTCCTTCCGTGTTGAAGGTGAAGAATACCTCCTTGCGTCTGAAGATGACATGCTGATTATAACCGAGGACGGAGAGTCCGCAATAGACTTGTCAGAATATGATTAAGAAGATAAAAATAAGCAAGTTGCCGCTTGCTTCATCCTTTACGGGATTGTTCACTATCGGAGTGGACAAAGATAACAAGAGCGTCAAGATAGGTCTTGAGTTCATCAAAACCGCGGCCGATAATTGCGACGAAAAGGCAAAGTTGGCCGACGAGAAGGCCGCGGCTGCTGACCGTGCCGCGTCTGCGGCAAATCAAGCCGCCGGAACTGCCTCTAATGAAGCCGCCAATGCCGGGATGCAAGCATCTGCGGCCGAGCAAGCCGCGCAGGAGACTACCGAGGTCAAAGAACAAGCACTTGCTACCATTGCTCGGCTGGAAGAACTTGAAGAGTCTTTGGTCGGTCAGTATAAGATGATTCCTACCGGGATGAATCTTACCTATCCGAAGGTGATAACTCTGCGTAATCCAGCCTCTCTTCGGATTGCATACGAACTGTTGCCGACAAATACCGGTCGAAATGTGTTGTTCCTTTCGGATGACCGGGCCGTGTCCGTCCTGCCGGGCGGCCAAATCATCCCCAAGTCCGCAGGTATCAGCAAGGTGCATGTCATCCCTACTGAAAATACGGAGATATACCAAACGGTCGAAATCAAGGTTGTTGAACCGTACATGAGAAAAGTCGCCTCCTCGTCAATCCGTCTGACCGGAAGCGGAAATATTCGTTTCACTTAAAACATACTGAAAATGAAACAGAAAGGCTACATCAGCGAATTTATCAACGGCGGAAGGATTGTTTCTCACGGCAAGGTGGAAAACCTTGACAACGGTTTCTCCCTTCCCGATAACATGCCCTTCTCGGTCTATATTCGACCAAAGGCAGAAACAGCAAAAATCGACGTAATAATGAACGTGCGGTGTTGGCAAGAGCAAGTCTTCTCCGATGCCCCGTTCGTGCTCAACGATTGGAGTCCGCTCGCAGTTTCAGCCATCGGAGCCGACAGCTCCATTCTGGAGCACTACGACGTGTATTGGGGTTGCGGAAGCGCGGTAGAGGTATGATAATATCACTATTTATCAGCCTATCCAGAAGGCTCCGCAGAGTTGTCGGCTCGCTACGGAAGCCCCAAGCGATGAGACTTGTCAAGACCGATTCGATTCGGTTCTCGGCACAGAACGGAAAATCAGTAATTCGATTCAAATAGAGAAAATTATGGCATTTACTCCTGAACAGGAAGCAAAATTGCTTCAAATTGTCGAAGCGTTTGAGAACGGCAAACGTCTCAATGAATTGCCGCACGTCGGCACGACCAATCCGTTCAATTTGCTCGTCGAGGTTCTTGATACAGACGGCGAGAGTAAGCAGGCCCAGCTTGCGACTCTGCTTCCGTACATCGAGGACGAATGTTCCTACGGTATCGAATGGGACACGGCTGTTTCGTCGCCGGTATGTACTCGCATCGGTAATGTCGCTCTCCACAAGAGTCTCCCGATTCAGAACATGATGAAGGGATGTATTCTCAACGACAGCGGCAAGATTGTCGAGTATCTTACCCCGACGAACTGGCTGGCACATCTGCGCGATGGTTCCATCGGTCAGGTGATGGTTGAGATTCCGGCACACTACCGTAAGTTCGAGACAGATGGAACGAAACGGCGGGCGAAAATCAGCCTCTATCCTATCCCCGGTTATCACTTCGTTCCGAAGGGGTACATAAGCGCATACGAAGCGACAGTACAACGTAGCACGAACAAATTGTGCTCGGTCGTGAACATGGATGCAGACTACCGAGGCGGCGGCAACAATTCCGCATGGGATGGTTCATACCGCACCTTGCTCGGACGCCCTGCAACCGCCATTTCGAGAACCAATTTCAGAACCTACGCTCGCAATCGAAACACAGCCACGAAGGAATGGAACTGCGCCGATTACAACCTCTACAAAACGATGGTTTGGTTGTACTACATCGAATACGCCAACTTCAACAGTCAGGCGGCGTTCAATGCCCAGAAGGATGCCAGCGGATACGCGCAGGGCGGTCTTGGCAATGGAGTGACGACCGTATCTGATTGGTCTGGCTACAACAGCTACTATCCGTTCGTCCCGTGTGGATATACGGATGAACTCGGCAATGCCTCTGGCGAAGTGGCCTATACAATGCAGAAAGAGGATGGTGGTACCCATGCGACTGTCATGGTGAATCGTTACCGTGGTATCGAAAATCCGTTCGGCCATATCTGGAAATGGACGGATGGTATCAACGTCGAAATTTCGTCGGAAGCCGACGGAGGTACGAGTAAGGTCTATGTCAGCGACGACCCGTCCAAGTACAACGACAGCAACTATGACGGCTACTCCATGCGTGGACTCGAAGCCCGGAAAGAAGGTTATGTAAAGGCTCTCATCTTCGGGGAGTTTGGCGAAATCATGCCGGAAGAGGTTGGAGCAGGTACAACGACGTATTTCTGCGACTACCACTATACCAACATCCCGACGACCGAAGCATTGCGCGGTGTCCTGTTCGGCGGTGGCGCCAATAGCGGTGCGAATGCGGGCCTCGCCTATGCGAACTCGGTTGCCGCCCCCTCGAATGCGAATGCGAACGTCGGGTCTCGCCTTTGCTTTATCCCCCAGACGGCATAAGCCGTCTGGGATTCGATAAAAGGTTGGTTGCTCTTGCGGTGTCCTGTTCAGCGGTAACGCGAATAACGGTGCGAATGCGGGCCTCGCCTATGCGAACTCGAATAACACCCCCTCGAATACGAATGCGAACATCAGGTCTCACCTATGATTTTCAAAGGTTAATTAAAAATATGGGAGCAACGACCTTGCCTCTTGGCAAAAGATTACAAACCTCAAAACGGTGCTGGTAGGCGGAAGCCGAAAGCTCCTATTATGAAAAGCAAAGAATGAAATGAAACGGATTGGCAACCTGTACGATAAAATCATCAGTCTGGACAATCTGCATCTGGCCGACCAAAAGGCCCGACGCGGAAAGGGCCGGACTTATGGCGTGCGGGTGCATGACAAGAACCGTGAGGAAAACATACTCAAACTTCACGAATTGCTGAAGAGTAAAAAGTTCAGAACTTCACCGTATGAAACTTTTACAATCTACGAACCCAAAGAACGGTTGATATTCCGGCTCCCGTACTATCCCGACAGAATAGTACACCATGCCATTATGAATATCCTCGAACCGATTTGGGTCTCGGTCTTTACGACGGATTCGTTCTCGTGCATCAAGAAGCGAGGCATTACCGGAGCGATGAGAAAAGTCAAACTTGCGCTCAAAGACGTTGAAAATACGCGGTATTGTCTCAAGATTGATGTAAAGAAATTCTATCCGAGTATCGACCACGAAATACTAAAACAGGTCGTCCGCCGAAAGATAAAATGCAAGGACACCCTTGAACTTTTCGACCAGATTATCGACAGCGCAGATGGTGTGCCCATCGGCAATTACTTGTCGCAGTATTTCGCCAATCTCTACCTCTCTTATTTCGACCATTGGATTAAGGAGGTCGTCGGAGTGAAGTATTACTTCCGATATGCTGATGATATGGTTTTTCTGCATCGAGACAAAGCCTTCCTTCATGGGTTGCTCGTCCAAATCAACGACTACCTTAATTCGCGGCTGAATCTCTCGCTGAAAGGCAATTATCAGGTCTTCCCCGTGGATACCCGCGGAATTGATTATGTCGGATTCGTATTTCGGCATAGCCATACGCGGCTTCGCAAGAGTATCAAGAAAAACCTATGCCGTGCCGCCGCACGATTGAACAAACGTAGCAAAATCTCCGAGAAGGAGTACAAGCAAGGTTTATGTAGCTGGCTTGGCTGGGTAAAATACAGTAATTCAAAACATTTGTTGAAATCTATCACAAAAGAAGAGTATCATGGCAGTTTACGATGCTAAACCTTCGGTATTCGAGACCAACAACAACGGTTCCTATACCTACCGGTGGAATATCCGGCAAATTCAGATGCCTTCAGGAGAAGGAACGGAAGAGAGAACGACCACGGTAAAGTGGGAGTGCAACGAAGTTATCGTGTGGGGTACGGTTACTCGCAACAAGATAACGGAAGCCGTCGTAACGACCCTTTGGGACAGAGACCGCGAAAAGAAGCTCATCAACGATTACAATGCCGCAAAAGAAGGCGTTTTCGGTGATGTCTCTGGCGATGTGGCCCAGAAGTATATCGCGGCCTACAAATCCTTCCTGACGGAACGAAAGGCCGTCAAAGAACAGGTCGATTCCGATTGCGACACCCTCAAGATTCAGTAAACAATGAGACGATTCAGCGAATTGGGAATCAAGCAGGTCGATGACAAAAAGATTTTCAACTGTCAGCAGGTATCAATTTCGGACGTCATCAACTGCGAAATCGAAGTCCTTGACTTCGTCCCGAACATGAAGACTACGCACGGTGACAACCGGTATCTCGTGAAGTTCCGCCAAGACGGTCAGGAAGGCAAGTTTTTCACCAACTCGTCGGCCATCAAAAGTGTGCTCGACCAGATTCCGAAAGACGAATTTCCATTCCTGACGACCATTCGGAGTACCAAGCTGGGCAGTAGCGGTAAAATGTATCAGTTCACCTAACCTATGATTATCCATTTCGACGATACGGAACTTGAGGTTCTGGTTGATGACAACAGTTATCGCCGTCGGGCCGTCAAGGAAAAGGATAAACTCGTCCTTTACTACTCACTCACGCACCATGTGGAAATCCCCGTGGGTGCGTGGGTCGAGTATGAAGGGCAAGTATATTCATTGTTCAAAGCGAGCAACTTTACAAAGAACTCAACTCGGAATTTTTCATACACCCTGACCCTCGAATCCGGTTGGGCCGGAGCCGAGAAGTACAAGGTTAAGAATCCCGTGGACGGTCGGCTGAAATTCCCGTACACGGCCAAACCACATGAGTTTATTCAGCTCATTGTGGACAATATGAATATGCGAGAATCCGGCTGGGAAGTCGGAGAATGTATTGATGCTGTGGAGCAGGTCATTTCATTCAATCACGCATATTGTAGCGATGCGTTGAACCAGATTGCCGATGCCTTCGATACGGAGTGGGAGGTTGAAGGCAAAACAATACACCTTCGCAAGGTCGAATATTTCAAGGACAATCCGCTTGCACTTTCCTATGGTAAAGGAAATGGGTTTAAGAAGGAAATATCCCGGTCGAACAAAAGCGACTCGCGCAATTTCGAGATTCTGTACGTTCAGGGAGGAACGGATAACATTGTTCCCGGCAAGTATGGTAATTCCGAGCTCCTTCTACCCAAAAGCCAAACACTCGTGTATGAAGGAGTAAGCTACTTGTCGAGTGCTGACGGTCGATATATCACCCAGAAGGGAAAGGAGTTGGTTAGCAAGGCAGAAGACAGCCTTGATTGTAGCGACATATACCCAAAACGTATCGGGTCGGTTACATCCGTAATCGAAGTGGATAAAGGCAAGCACTTTTACGACTTCATCGACAATACCATCCCGGAGGAGTTAAACTTCTCGGATTGCCTTATCGAGGGAGAAACAATGACCGTCATTCCTCAATCTGGAATGCTCGTTGGCAAAGAGTTCGACGTGAAATACAAACACGCCGAACGTAGGTTCGAGATTGTCCCGCAGGACATTGACGGTGAGACCATGCCGAACGACATTTACAAGTTGGCGGTAGGCGACAAATACGCTGTTTTCCATGTCGCGTTGCCAGATGCCTATGTTTGCAACAATTCGGACAAGTCTGGAGCCTCGTGGGATATGTTCAGAGAAGCGGCACGGTTCTTTTACGAGAATACGGGCGAGTTGTTCACGTTCAAAGGTGAACTTGACGGCATTTGGGCAAAAAAAGATTGGTTGAATATTGGTGGACGCATCAAGCCGGGCGGTTATGTGCTGTTCAGCGACGAGCAGTTCCACCCCGAAGGTTCGCTTGTGCGTATCATCAGCGTCAAGGATTTTTGCAATAATCCCCACTCTCCGACCATCGAACTATCGAACGCTCCAGTTTCGTCGTCGTTCCAAAACTCGATGAATAAAGTCGAGGAGACGGAGGTTGTTATCGACAACAAACACCGAGAGGCATTGCAGTTCACCAAACGTCGGTATCGGGATTCTATGGAAACTATCGAAATGTTGGGTGATGCGTTGCTCGATAATTTCTCGAACTCTATAAACCCCATAGCCGTACAAACGATGGCTATGCTTATCGGCGATAAGAGCCTACAATTTGAGTTCGTCAATAATATGACGAACCCGACGCCAATCGCCCATAATGTAACGTACAATCAGATGACAAAGGTGCTGTCCGTTCCTGCCGGTATCATCCAGCACTACACGCTCGGCATCGACACCATATCGTCGAGCCATGTAGCCGACGAGTATAAGTTTTGGTCGCTCCCCGCCTTTACTACGCCGACGCTGACCGACGGAACCAAGAAATACTACCTCTACGCAAAAGTTAGCAAAACGGCCAAGACAGGCACGTTCTACATCAGCGAACAGGCTATCGCAATGGAGGGCGTATCCGGATATTATCACTTGCTCATGGGCGTACTGAACAGCGAGTATGACGGCGAGCGCAGCTACGTTTCGCTGTACGGGTTTACGGAGGTATTGCCGGGGCAAGTCATAACGAACAAAGTGGCATCGGCCAACGGCAAGAATTTCATGGATTTTCTGAACAATGCGTTCCGCATCGGCAATGACAAGACCTACATAGATTGGAACGCCTCAGTCGCCAATGTGCTGTCGATGAAAAATGCAACCATACAGATTGCAAACACCGCAGGACAAACGATGATTTATTTCAGTGGCGTGGACGGTTCCGGACAACTCGCCAAAGGGAACATCACATGGGATTCTGCTGGAAACATCAAAGCAAAAGGCGGAACGTTTACCGACGTAAAAATTACCGGTTCTTTGCGCAACCCATTTTCAGAAGCGGATGATTCTTTTGACGTCGATTATAGCGATAATGTGGTACTGCTATCGAGCGGTGGCGGTTGGATAACCGCATATAGTTTGCCGTGGGATTTGGGGCAAAGCGGTCGCCGTATCTGCATCGTAAACTATCGTTGGGGAAATACAATCAGTAGCGGGTGGGCGGCTATTTCTGCTCCTACGGGAAAGTATTTTTATGAAAACGGCATATCCAAATCAGAGTTGCAAATGAGCCGCGAAGTTATAGAGTTAATGGGTTATGGCGACAACAAAACCTTTTTCGGGTGGATAGTTATGCGCCGTATTAATATGATGACTACATCGAGATACGGTAGGAATTTGAATGTATTGGCGCAAGGTATTGTTTATGGCACATCGTCGGGGGCATCCATAAACTATAAAAGTTTTGACAACGGCACTTTATCCGTAAGCAGGTTAGATGTCGGCAAGTATCGGATTAATTTTCCGTCTGCGTGGGGATTGATAGTTGGTAGTTATATCGTCAATATGACTGGCTACCTCGGCGGCCTTATGAAAGCATCCCTGCTTGAACCGGGAGCCTCATATTTCGTTGTCGAGGTCAGCGACGACGCAAGCCGTAATGACGGTGCATTCTCTTTTCAAATCATAAACCTAAACGATTGGTTATAAATAATTATTTAATTGTAGTGTTATGAAAAAATTGATTAAAGCACTTGTAGACCAAATGAAAAGCATCATCGCCTCCATTCGTAAGAATGCGGAGGGAGCCTTGTCATGGCTAAACGCCATCGAAAAGGACAAGTACCAGCACTATGCACTCGGCGCGGCTATCGCGGCGGCTATCTTCTTTGCATCACCTCCGTTTCTCGTACTCATCACGACTTCGTGGGTATTCTGGCTCGCTCTCGGTCTTTCCATCTTTACCGTAGTGGCCTGCGCCGTCTGGAAAGACTATATCCATGATGAAGAGGCCGACAAAAAAGATGTTTATGTAACCATTGCTGGAGGGGCAACTATATGGATTGTTGCTCTGCTGGCATATATTCTCTGATAGCCCATGTTCCGAATGATTAACGAATTACTTGGCGTGGAAGCGTTGGTATTGCGTCGAGCCGTGCTTCTGGAAATCATTATCTGGGCGGTTATGCTTGTCGCCGTAATGATTGATATGCGAACAGGAATCCGCAAAGCGAGGGTTCTGAATATTCCTATTGATTCCCACGGTCTCCGCCGGACATTCACCAAATTCGGGGACTACGGGAAGGTTACGGGACTCTTTATGTGCATTGACGTATTGGGGCTATTGTTCGGCATTTGGTCAATGCCTTATGCCTCGGCCGTATCAGCCGTGATAGCTGTCGGCATTGAAGGTTGGAGTGTCCGAGAAAACCTTCGGGCCGCACATTCGTCTGCGGCCAAAGTAACCGACATAGTTGCAGAACTTGCCAAGACGCAAGACCCAAAAGAAATCCTCAATCTTTTGCGGAACCTCGACGAAGCGAGGGCCGCCGCAACTGCAAAAAGTAGTAACAAAGAAAAACAGTAACTTATGGCTAACGCAAAACTACTCCAGCCCTTCATCTTACGCTGGGAGGGCGGATTCGTAAACGACCCTCTCGATAGAGGTGGCGCAACCAACAAAGGTATTACTATCGGTACATTTCGACAGTTCTATGGCAAGGATGCGACCGTGGAGCAACTGAAGAACATTACGGACGAACAATGGCTTCACATCTTCAAATCGGGTTATTGGAATCCGTGGAAAGCCGACGAAATAGTAAACCAATCCATCGCAAACATTGTGGTCGATTGGGCATGGGCATCCGGGCCGGGAACCTCTATCAAGCAAGTGCAGGGAGTTCTCGAAGTCGCCGCCGATGGTATTGTCGGCCCGAAAACTCTTGCGGCCATCAACTCGGCCGACCAGCGGACATTGTTCGCCAACATTCATGCCGCCCGGCTGAAATTCGTCGAAAACATCGTCCGGCGAGACCCTACGCAGGCTCGATTCCTCAAAGGATGGAAAAACAGAATCAACGACATCAAATTTGAAGCGTGATGAAAAACCTACTACTCATTCTCATTCTGGCGGCGGTTACGGCATGTTGTCCGTGCCGCCACCTTACGACCTCTACTGCTGACAGCGTGCGGGTCGAGACGATTGTGCGAACCGAGTATATCCCCGATACCGTACTTGTGGAAGTACCGGTAGAAAGCGAGCGGCAAACTGTGCGAGACACGACGAGCCATCTGGAGACCTCTTTTGCCGTTTCCGATGCCCGAATCAATGCCGACGGGTCATTGTCTCACTCACTCGCCAATAAGCCCCAGAAACGACCTATTCCAACCGAAAAAGAGGTAATATATCGGGATAGCATCGTTTACCGAGACCGAGTGAATACCGAAATAGTCGAGGTTGAACGCAAATTGACATGGTGGCAACAGACGAAGATGAAAGGATTCTGGGTGCTTCTCGTTGTCATAGTGTTCGTCTTCCGGAAGAATATCGTTACTCTGGCCCGCCGTCTCATATAGGTAGGTAATAGTATTTCCGTGCCATATTTTAGCGATATTTCAGAAAATTATCTACCTTTGAAGCAAATATTTGTATAATAGCGTTTGCTATTGCGAGAGGTCAAGAAAATCGCCAAATTTTTGAACAGCCACTCGGCAATGGTCGAACGCCTGCGAGTTTCGTGGGCGTTCCCTTGTTGTGGCTGTGGGCGTTTGGCGATGCCTCTTGACCGACGAGGGACGCCCACGATTCTTTTTGCTGTGTGCCTCCCGTTGCACTTAAAGGAGAGGCATGAATGGTCTTGTTTTCATACTATGTTGCATAGCAGTTTCCGGACTGTTCGGTATTTTCATAGGTATTCGAGGCCAAAAAAGAAAATCTATCCAATCTGCCAGTTCATTTGAACAAGAGTTTTCCGAATTACGTCGCCGCAATGAAGAATTTTCCGCACGCATTACACCGGTAGTCTCTCGCAATAATCAGGGCATCGAATTTGAAAAATCAGGCAATATTGACGAAGCGATAAAGTGCTATGAGCAAAATATCGTTGAAGGTCAATACATAACCCGACACCCATACGACCGGCTCATGGTATTGTATCGAAGGCTCGGAAACTATGATGATGAAATTCGTGTTATTCGTTCTGCTATGACTATCTATCGAAATGATAGCAAATATATCGACAAACTGAATATCAGACTACAAAAGGCACAAATTCTAAAAGGAAAGGTATAATGAAAAAACTCATCCTCATTTCTGCTATGCTTCTTTTGCTGTGTTCATGCGGGTCATCTGGAAAAGGTATAAAAGCAGGTGAAACCATAGCCACTAACCAGCAATGCCTCGCTGCGAGTTCGCAAGATTCATTTGACAAACTGAACAAGGTTTGCAATCGAAAAGACAGCCAAGAACTATCGAGAATGATTAACAACAAGGAGGCTTTCATCCTTGATAAGGGAACGAAAATAAAAGTTACAGACTTGAAATTTGGAACAGTCATAGGCGAAGTACGTTCTGGCGCGTTGATGTTTGAGTCGGTATATGTATCAAGAGAATTTGTAGAATAACGAACCTTTGAAAATCGTTCGCGGAGCGGTCTTCGGTGTCGGGCTGAAGGCCGCTCAAATTTTGGGTATCGGATTCATTTGGTTCTGCAAGCGGTTCTGCAAAAAGAATAGAGGACTGAATTTCAGTCCTCTATGTACCCGG